TACTTCTCCAGCAGCGCGCTTTGGGTGTGATATATGGCATCAGATGTACTTCTTCAGTAAGTAGCCCATCGACAAGGGCATGATATCGTAGCCGCCGTCCTGAACCTCGTTCAGCACCACGATGCCTTTCCATTCGCTGTTACACTGCAGGCCGCGGTACTTCTCGTCGTGCATGTAGAAGCTGCCGGCGACGATACCGTGCCTGACCAGCGTCCCTTGGAACTGGCGAACCCCGTAGAGAAAGCCCTGTTCGTGGCCTTGCACGAACGAGCGCCCGATCTTGTTGAGTCGGTTGTCTATCGATCCGCCGATCGGACGCCCGCTGTGCGTGTTCGCGAAGTAGTGACTGTACAGAATCCCGTCGATGTCGACGATCTTGAGGAACGGATGACGCTCGAACCCCGGCGTCAACATCATCTCCGTTGACACCACTCCCTCGAGCTGTGGGGTAGCGCCGACCAGCCGGTCGAGCCGGTCCTCATGATTGCCGCGCGTGTATACGAGCCGTGGATTCCAGTGCTTGCGATGCCCAGCCTTGAGCCGATTGATCTCTTTCCACATCGGCGCGAACAGCATCTCCCATGCCTCGTTCCCGGCGTTGATGTCCTCGCGGATGCGTGCGCCCTCCATCTCCATGCTTCCGGGCTCGCTGTGACGACTGCAGCTGGGCATGTCCCAGTGGTCGCCGATATGGACAACCACGTCCGGCCGGTACTCGACGATCGCCTGCGCAGCGGCGCGCAAATGATCGAGCGGTACTCCGCGCCGAACTTGGGTATCCGGTATCAAAAGATGTCTGCGTGTCTGCGTCATTTAATCCTCGCTCGTGCTCGTTTGAATGCCTGTTCGATGCTGATCTTACCTTCGTTGCTCTCGATGACGTCTGCGTCTATCGTCCCCTTCGCGCGGATGCTCCAGACCCTCACCACTCGCTTGAGCCCCAGTTGCGCCTGTCTTGTCGGCCCGACGCGCTCGATCATCTGAGTCCAGTACTCCGCGTTCCATATGTAGCTATAGAAGCACACGTCGTGGCAGGCCTCGTGCAAGTTAAGTCCGTACGGGGACTGCTCGTGCAGGAGCAGTAGCCTGATCTTGCCGGCGTTGAAGTCATCCTGATCCCTTTTCCCTGAGTAGACGCGCGCGATATTCGGGAAAGCTTTCAAAATTCTCGGTACATCGAATCTCCACCAGTACGTCAGTAATAGGGGATTCGGTGCGATCTGTTCCAAAATATCCTCCAGCGCCTCGATCTTCGTGTCGTGCACTGGGTGAGCGGTCTCGTTCGCGTCGTAGATACTTCCCGACGCGAGTTGCAATAGTTTGGAGCTGCGGGCCGCTGCCGTCCCAGCCTCGATCTCGGAGTCGCTCAATTTCAAGAAGAAGTCGCGCTCCATCTCCCGGTACTGTGCCATCACCTTCGACGGCAGTGAAACCTCGACCGGGATCTCCTGAGGCTTCTGGATGTCCAGCCAGTCCTCTGCCCGTAGTGCCATCACTTTGTCCGCCACAGCCGCATGGATCTCTTTGTCCGCTCCCGGGCGCAGCGTGATCTTTCGGCTCCACTGGTTCTCGAGGAAGTACGCTTCCTTGTACGCCGTATAGGATCGCCTCAACCGCTCGCCGAAGTCTATGAACCACATCTGACCCCATAGGTCCTGCAGTCCATTCGGTGCCGGCGTACCAGTTAAATTCCACCATCTGCCCGTGAAGCGGGCTACTTTGGAAAGGGCGGCTGCGCGTACTCCCCCCTTGCTCAGACGAAATCCTTTCAGCTTTGAACTCTCGTCCGCGATCACGATCTTGAACGGCCATTTCCCCTGAGGGAACTGCTCCACTAGCCATGGAATCAAATCGTAGTTCAACACGTAGATGTCGGCTACTTTCCGGCGCAGCGCTTCCTTGCGCGCGTCCGCCTCTCCCATCACCTTGATCATCGACAGGTCCTGAAACGCGTTCCATTTATCTCGCTCCCCTGTCCAAACGACGTCTGCGACCCGCTTTGGGGCTAAGATCAGGGCCGGGAAGAAGCTCGAGCCTCCGAGCTTGAGCAAGTCCAATGCTGAGAGAGTCATGCCCGTCTTCCCCAATCCGGGGTCGGCGACTAACATCCCACGCGTATGATCGAGCAGGAATCGCGTTCCCATCCTCTGATAGTCTCTTGGCGTAAAGTGCAAAGGTATTGATGCGGTCAATATCGTCACCGTCGCACGCTACCCAGACGTCCATACCACGAAACCTCCAGTACTTGTGGCGGCGTAGCTGGTGAGCCTCGGGAGTTTCCCCGGTTGCCCACTTGGTTTCCACAAGGCAATGATAACCCCACGAGAAACTCAATAGGCGATCGGGCTCGCCTCGGATCGCTGACTTGAACTTCTCGCACGCGCCGCCTAGCTCCTCAACTCGCGAGCACAACCGGCGTTCCACCGTCTTTTCCCGTGCCATCTACTGTCTCCGATGTTGGAACACTCGCGCCCAGCACCGGTCGGCCGAACACGGTGCTCGCCTGTACCCATGCCTGAGCCTCATCGCTGTCGAAGAACGTCGCTACCCAGACGTCGACTTTATCACCGCCGTACACTCCATGGAACGTCGCCTCAACATCACCCTGCTGAAATTTCAGCGGCTTGACGGTCAGCGAGCGCGGCTGAACGTTCTCGGTCGTCAGCTGCGCCTTGAAGAATGTCTTGTCTTTCTCGCTCATGATATTTACCTCTTTCCGTAACGAAAATTATTCCACATGTCCGCCGCCATCGGCAGTCCTTCCATCCACGGCTCGAGCTGCGTCAGCGCCGCGCGCATCCGCTCTTTCGGGTAGCTTCCCTTCGGCACGTCAATCACGATCTCATCGTGCACATGGAGGCTGATCGCTGTACGCTCCTCGGCCGGCAAAGTCTCCAAGTAGGACGCGACACTGGGAACAGATAAAGTGTCCCGGTGGACCCGTAACATCGCGGCACGTAAGACATCGTTCGCGATTGCTTGGACGATATTTTCCACGAACAGTCCAGACCATGCCCGCTCGCGACGCCATTGCTTACCTCGTGCGGTTGAGTAGGTGATGTGCTCGCTTATCCACGGCTGCCCGCCGTCCGGGTCCTTGATCTCCTCACGCTCCAGCCTCGGCGACGCGTACAGCAACCGGCGACCGCTCGGTAGCTCGATGATCAGGAAATTGCCGGTACTCCAGATCTTGCAACGCGCGACATTGTAGACGCGCTTGTTGGGCTCGCGCACCGACTCCTTCACCGCAGCCCCGACGTCCTTCGACATCTGGTAGATGTGCGTGTTGGTGGCCCGGTAGACTTGCTTCAGCACATCGCATGCCTGATAGACCTTCGGCTCTAGATCGTAGTCTTCCGCGAGGAGGAACGCGCGACGCCACGCTTTGTAGGCCTTGGCTTTCTGTTCGGCGGTAGCGTGAGGTAGGACGAGTTGCGCAAGAGGTTCCAGATCGAGTTGATATCCAGCGGCCATAGTGACCAGCGCGCCGACTCCGGCCGCGAAGCCGAAGGCGAGCTTAACCACCTTGCCGCCTTGCCGTTCAGTCTCGCCGAGCTGAGCAATGGCGATGTGAAACATTTTGCTCCACTGGATGAGGTACGGGTCCTTCTCTTTGTTTTTCGGGTCGTCGAAGGCTGCGGAGAAGGCGGCAAGCTCGGCCCCTTCGCCAGCGCACCACGCAGTGATGACGGACTCAATGTTTTTGAAGTCCCCGCACACAAGCTCGTTGCCGGGCGCGGCGACGATAACATGGCGGAGCGCGAGCGCTGCAGCTTCATGGGGTCCTCCGTAGACTAGGTCACAGTTTAACGCTTGCTTAGAATAAATGCCGGGGATTATAACTTCATCGATGTATTCCGCTTTCACTGGCGTCAACTCTATTTTTATCATTTGGCGCGCCTCAGATAAGTGATTGCGAAGCATAGCCCCTCTATTGTGTCACCGAGTTTACCCAGTCCGGTGTTGCATTGCATGCAGAGCCAGCCACGAAATTTGCCGGTAGTGTGATCGTGATCGGCTACCGTAGCGGGGCGTGTACAATTTGGGCGCTCGCATATTTCGGGGCGCGGGCGTGTCGGCTCCGGGGTTCCCCGCTGGCGCCGCGCCGCGGCTTTTACCTTCTCGGGGTGGCGAGCGCGATATCGGCGTTGGTGTTCTAAAAAAGCGCCGGGATGTTCCTTTTGCCAGCGACGCGACTGCTCCAAACACTTGTCCCTGTTCGCGAGATAGTGCTTCCGACTACGGGCCTTTTGCTTCAGATCAGCCATTTAATTTTCTACAATTGCGGGTGCGGACATCATCTGTATGTACTGTTTCAAACGTTCTAAATCTGACATGTTAGGATTCACGTTTAACCGTGAGAGTCGGGCGCGCCATATTGTGAGGCTGGAATCCGCGCCCACTGTGACGGCCTGTACGGCCCGCGCCTGACCAACGGAAGCAGTAGCGCTGGCGGTCCCCGGGGCCAACCATTCGTAGTCCCCGTCCGTATTTTGCACCGCTACTTTTTGCAGCTTCGAGTCGCTGTTCGAGAAGCACGCGAACAAGTGGGTCCAAGTCATCGGACTCGAGCCAGTCTCGGACTTCGCTGGCTCGGAGGGATTCGATATCGATATGGCACTTTTCACGCAAATACCTCAGCAATCGATCACGTTGAGACGCAGCGTGTACTTCCCCCGCAGAGGTTTCCGATACGACCAAGTTACTTTTAACTTTTGCGTCGGCGAGGAAGTCGACGCTTGCCGCAGCGAGGTTTCGATCAAATCCAAAGCCTCGCTCATTGATAAGTTGGTCAAGGTGCCAGCTCCGGAGATTGGTCCCCAGATAGTTAACGGCGGGGAGTCGCTTGTAGATGGCTCTGAGGGTGTCGGTGTCTCGGATGGCGTATCGGCAGAATCGTTGCCATTCATCTGGTTTCTCCGTTGGTTCAATAAAGCGCCCGAGCGCGGGCTGAGGGACGCAAAACGTATCGATCAAACCCTTGTCGTCGACCAGTTTCTGTTGGTCAAGTGGCAGCCCGCACACGGCGCCCAGCACCTCGAGCGAGCCGGGCAAACCGTGCGCGCTCGCTTGGGCCATCGTGCATCTCCAGCGCTCGAGCGGGACGACGATGTTCAGACAGCGTTGCAGGATCAAGCGGTCGAAAGCGGCGTTGTGGGCTATAAACAGCACATTCTGGTCGTCTACGTGCTGTAAAAGGTCCGCCGGCACGATTGGATCCTTCCACGGCTCCCATATCTGCACGGGCGCGTCGTCGATAGCGAACGTGACTATAAGGCATTGCGCGTTGCGCGTGTACAGGTCCGTGCCGAGACTGATGTCGGTCTCGCTGCGAGTCTCTGTGTCTAGGAACAGTTTCTTCAAAGGTTACTCGCCAGCAATCTCGTACGCCAGTCCTGAAACGCCATCTCCGGCGTCAGTCCCCGGCCCATCGGGTATTGATTCTTCACGCTGCAACTCCACACCGGCACTCCCCGCAGCTTGTGGATCGTTGGTTTCGGGAACACTTGCCGGCGCCCCACTCGGCGTTCCGGTCGTGACCAGTTTGATGTAGTCATTCTCAATTCCTTGGTAGATCTTCATCTTTTCCGAGCCATCGAGACTCGGGTCATCGTGCAGCGACTTCGCGCGCACGTATAGGTCGCTCATCCCGTGCTCGAGAAAGAACCTCATCATGCGCTTGCGCCCGTCGCGGTGCTTGCGCCGGAATATCCTCATCACCACCGGGAACACCGGGACGTACTTGAGCCCGGGCCACCCGGTGATCTTTGCTGGTTTGTTCATGTTGCTCCTAAAACTCGGGGGCGGCGGTCCTTTGGGTTACTACACCCTTCACCCGATTTCACACCCCCGAAAACCTTAGATCAGACCAGCGCTACCGGTCACAGCGGTCGGTGGCGCAGCGTCGGCGTCCGCCGGCACGAGCCCGAACTCGCTCGCTGCTGACAGCGACGAGCCCCCGGTCCGTACCCCGTGACGAAGGAACTGCACGCCCAGCACTTCCGCGCTGATGCCGTTCCCGCCACGCTCGTACGCGAAGAACCGCAACTGCGCGTTCGCGTAACATCCCGAGTACGGGAAGTCCTTGTGCGCGGGCGTCAGGATGGGCAGCGTGCCCCGGGTCGCGATGTTGGTGTTACCCTCGGTCACGACAACGGTCGGCTGCTCTTTGTTGCTGGCGCTGATGTACAGCTTCCCTGCGTACGCCGGCTTGCCCGGACGCCACACGTCCCCACGCTGCAAGCAGAATTGCTTGTTGATGGGGGCGATCTGCTGAAGGATCGCGGGTGCAAGCTCTTTCCATTTCCGTTCGGCTACGGCTCGGATGATTTCCTGCACCTTAGGGAACTGCGGGTGGTCCGCACCGAAGATCACATCGACGTGGTACTTACCGATCTTTTTGCCGGTTGCCGGGTCGATGGGGGCGTCCTGCCCGATATACGGCTGAACGAGCGAGACCCTGTCGAGTCTCACATTGTCCAGCATGATCACAGCGTTGAAAGTTTCAGTCATAGTCTCAAGTCTCCTAGTTTTGGTCTCAAGCTTTTCGGATGCGCGCGCCGTTCCTCCATCCTGATTGCTCGCGTGAGCGCTCGCAGAACTTCGCCTCGGTCGGCGCATCCGTCTCCCGGCGGCGTGCGCCGTCGGGCCCTTTCACGAACCGTGTATGATCCACGGTCCGCTTCGAGTCGTAGCGCGGGGTATTCTTCCCCCAGCGCGAAAGAACCTTTTTCTTTTTCGGTTCGTCGGTCACGGCCCGGCCCCCAGAAAACATCCGAGCAGGTACCCGGCCGCGACCGCAATCAAGAACACCGCCCAGTGACGTGGCTCTAGTTCAAGCATTTCTTTGAGTCCTTGATTTCATCTGACGTAGCGTCGCGAGCGCCCTCGAGCATCGGGGCACCGGAGGCTTTGAGGAGATAGTTCGTCGCCGCCCGAAACGCGTTGCCGATGGTGGTGATGGACATGCCCTTCCCTCCAACGATCGCGACAACGTATACCTCACCCTTACTCTGCAGCGTGAGCGTGAGCGTGTATGCTCCGTCTTCGCTCTTTCCGACGGAATCGAGCAGCCTCCACATCGTGTGGGACTGGGTCATGCCAACGACTCCTCAGGTTTAACGATCCCAAACTCGGGTAGCTTCACTGCGTCGCGCGTGTCGGTGACCGGGGCCAACGTCAGCGAGCCCTCAGCCTGTGTCACCAGCTTCTTCAAGGGCTCGTAGCCTTTCTTTTTCAACAACTTCTCGGCCTCGGTCGGGGAGATGATCTCGCGCGGCGCGAACGCGTGGGCCCCAAGCTCGCCCTCGAGCGCGGACTCGGCCAGCGTCTTGTTGATCCACACGCGCTTGCCCATTTTGCCACGCACCAGCTTAAACCCGGGGATCACGGTTCCCATCTGCGCGCGTCGCAGGGCCTCGGTGCGGAAATCGTCGACCGCGCCCGAAATCTCATCGAGCCTCATATAGATCTGGGCGAGCGTGTCGTCATCGAGCGCGTGCCGGTTGATCAATGGTTCGAACAGTTTCACGATCCGGTTCGCGCGCGCGGGGCAGCTGCCACGCACCGGGCACCACGCGCACTGCTCCTCGCCCGCGTTCAGGTGAATGGCCGGATCGAACTCTACCGCGCCGTAGTAGATGTCGTACGCGAGCTTCGCGACCGGGCGCAGTACCGTGCAGACCGCGTCGATCTCCGCGCGCGTGTAGGTCCACTCGTCATAGTGGTGGATCTTCGGCTGGTGGATCACGAACCGCAGCGCATTGATCTCGGCCATCAGGTCGAACTCGTACAGGGCCGCGGCGAGGTAGAGCAGCCCTTGCAGGTTGTTCTTCGCCTTGACCTGCAGGTACCCGTCCTTGAAATCGTGGACGCTGAGCACCCCCTTGTGCGGGACGCCGAGGATCTCCACCGCGCCATCAAGGTCCAGCTTGATCGCGTCGGCGTGCCCTTCCTGACCGGCGAGCCCGAGTATCGGGGACGTGTTGAGTTTCTTCTCGACCCACAGGCGCCCCGGCTCGCGGTTCACGGCATCGATGTAGGTCTGCACGCGGTCGAGCCGGTCCTGATCGATGATGAACTTGAAACTGCCTTCCTGACACGTCGCCCCGAGCCACTGCGACGCGTTGAGGGTATCACCGGTCAGTAGCGACGCGGCGATCATGTGCGACACGGTGCCGCTCGCGGAGTATTCCTTGTCGGGCTCGACCACACCGCGCGACAGGTGGAGCGCGCCGACGCAACGGGTCCAGCGCTCAGCGGCCGACGGGGTGAGTAGGGAATGTCCCATTAGATTGTGTCCGCCTCACACTCGTACTGGATGGCAAAATGATCCTGCGTTCCACCGCAGAACGTGTGCCTGTCGTAGAAGTCATCGAAATCGCTCTTCGACGGGGAGTGGATCGTGTAGTAGCCGTCGCACATACGCTTGCCGATGTATACCGAGTCCCTCATGTACTCGCCGGGACCACACACCGTGCAGACGACTCGCATGCGATTGTTTGCCATTACTTGTTGCTCACGACTGAAAGAGCTTCGCCACTGATTTCAGGGACCGGAACGCCATCGCGTCGTGCCACATCTCGTTCGTGGACGTGCGAAGGGCCTTGTAGTCTTTCTCAAGGTCGCAGAACTTCGTCTGCCATTCGCCGTCGCAGTTCGCGCCCGGGTGAGCGTCCGAGGCGTGCAGGCTCGCGAGACGGTCGTATGCGCCTCGCAACTTGAAGTATTCCGCGCGCCAGTCGGTGCTGTCACTATACGCCCACTGGTTGATTCGCTCGAGGATGTTCATCGTTCCAACTCCCATCGTAGATCGCGCATCGCCGCGCTCAGTGTGTGCTTGTACGAGTAGTTGTAGAGCGGTGCCGTCAGTCGCTGCGCGGTGCTCATCAGTAGCTTCGCGCGCTGGTTGCGGTCGAGCCGTGGCGCCTGATGAATGAACTCCGCGACGTGCGCGGCCAGCTCCTCTAAGTACCGGAACTCAGGGTCGGCGATATACAGATCCCACCATTTCTCGGGCGCCATCTGGCGCTGCCGCTCTTGGTGCACGTTCTCGTGCTTCAGGAGCGCGATCGGGATGTTGTCGCCGCTCGGCGCGAAGACATCTTCGCCGTAAGCGAAGATTAGGCCCGGCTTATCGGCGTCAGGGAACGCCGCGAGGATCTGCTCGAAGTTCGGCGGGCGGCCGACTATGATACTCACGGACTTTTTAATTCAACGTGATTGCAGAACCATGTAGCGCTATAGCCGGT